CACTAACATCAGAAAAACTACTAAAATACCTTATTGATCATAAGCACTGGAGTCCATTTGAACAAGTCTCTATCACAATGGAAATCAATACAACTCGTGATATCTCACACCAGATCATTCGCCATCGTTCGTTCTCATTCCAAGAGTTTAGCCAGCGTTATGCCGATCCTACTAAGGACATGTCGTTTGTAACGAGAGAAGCAAGACTACAGGACGCCAAGAACCGTCAGAATAGTATTGAGGTTCAGGATTTTCAACTACAGAATAGATGGGAAGTTGAACAGGATAACGTAGCACAAAGAGCATTGAATACCTATAAATGGGCTATTGAAAGTGACATTGCCAAAGAACAGGCCAGAGCAATTCTACCAGAAGGTCTAACCACAACCCGTCTATATATGTCAGGGACGCTTCGTTCGTGGATTCATTACATTGACGTTAGAGCCGAAGAAGGCACACAGAAAGAACACCGTCAGGTTGCTCTTGCTGCACAGGAAGAGATTCTAAAACACTTCCCGTCATTGAAAGAGTATTGGTTTCCAAAGTCAATACATTTGCAACATATGGAGCGTTTAGGCGAAGAATTTGAGAAAGTTCTTTATGATAACCTTGATGATCTATATGAAACAGATGAAAAACCTAAGTCATGGTGGTGGAGGTTTTGGTCATGAAAGTAAGATTTGAGATAGAGTATGATACAGATAGTAAATCTTTCACTGTAGAAAAACACTCTGATGATATAAAGATATATCATTCGGGTTCAAGTTATCTACGAATATGGGATGGCGTTTCTTTGTATGGTACGTTATCAACTCCCTCTGATATTGACGAAACAGAAAAGAAGATGTTTCAGAGTTTATATAATGAAGGTTGGAGAAACCTTGTAATATCTATCCACCAAGGAAGTTTTGGTCATGAAAATAAACACCTACCATATGCTTATCAAATATGTTGATGAACAAGGTGAAAACAAACAAATCAGACGGAGCAAACTATCAAGGGTGGCCGTCGCTAGATATACAGAATACTTCAAGAACAAATACAAAGACGTTGAGTTTGAAATCATAGAAGATTTTTAAAGAGGAAGTAAGAATGGACAGTTTGTATTCGGAATTTATCTATAAGAGCAGATATTCACGTTATCTGCCAGAACAGAATCGCCGTGAGAATTGGGAAGAGACAATCAATCGTTATCTTGACTTTATGTATATGCACTTACATACAAATCATAGTTACGATATAACACCAGACCTTCGTAAACGCATATTCGATCATATTCATGACATGAAGGTCATGCCTTCCATGAGAGCATTGATGACATCTGGCAAGGCACTCATGCGTGACCACACTTGTGGTTATAATTGTTCGTTTCTACCTATTGATGATCCTAAGGCCTTTGACGAAGCCATGTTTATTCTACTATGTGGCACAGGTGTTGGGTTCTCCGTTGAGCGTCAGTTTATCAATCAACTACCAGAAATTCCAGAGCGTCTATTCGACTCTGAAACCGTAATCGTCGTTAGAGACAGTAAGGAAGGATGGGCAAAGGCTCTCCGTATGCTTATTGCACTTCTCTATACGGGCGAAGTTCCAAAGTGGGACCTGACCAAGGTTCGACCAGCAGGTGCTCCTCTAAAGACATTTGGTGGCCGTTCATCTGGACCAGGCCCACTTTCGGAACTATTTAAGTTTGTTGTCAAGATGTTCCGTAATGCACATGGTCGACGCCTCACATCGCTTGAGTGCCATGACATCATGTGCAAGATAGGCGAAGTCGTTGTTGTTGGTGGTGTTCGCCGTTCAGCAATGATCAGCCTATCTAATCTATCAGATGACCGTATGCGTCATGCTAAAGCAGGTGCTTGGTGGGAAGCAAATCCACAGCGAGCATTATCAAACAACTCGGCAGTATATAACGAGAAGCCTGAAATCGGTTCATTCATGTCCGAATGGGTATCACTATATGAGTCGAAATCAGGAGAGAGAGGACTATTCAGCCGTGAAGCATGTCAAAAGATCGCAAAACGAAACGGAAGAAGAAATGCTGACCAACTATTCGGCACCAATCCGTGTAGTGAAATTATCCTTAGACCGTATGGATTTTGTAACCTTACCGAAGTGGTTATCAGAGCCACAGACACCATTGAACAGATTAAGGAGAAAATTGAGATTGCTACTATTCTCGGTACTTTCCAATCTACTCTCACTGATTTCCCGTATCTAAGAAAGATTTGGGTCAAGAACGCCGAAGAAGAAAGACTACTTGGTGTTTCTCTTACAGGCATCTATGATTCAAAACTATTCAACAATCCAGAAGATAAGAATATAAAGGAGAGACTAAGTGAACTCCGTGACTTTGCTATTGAGGTGAACAATGGACTGGCTGATAAACTGGGTATTAATCCTGCTGCTGCTATTACTTGCGTCAAGCCATCTGGAACAGTCTCGCAACTTTGTGACTCGGCTTCTGGTATTCATCCTCGTCATTCCAACTATTATATTCGCCGTGTTCGAGCAGATAACAAAGATCCTCTAACACAGTTTATGAAGGACAAGGGTGTACCATGGGAGCCAGACTTTATGAAGCCTGATTCCACAACGGTGTTCTCTTTCCCAATGAAAGCACCAAAGGGTGCAGTTGTTCGTGATGACATTGACGCTATCAAGCATCTCGAACTATGGGCAGTTTACCAAGAAGCGTGGTGTGAACACAAGCCATCAGTCACTATCAACGTCCGTGAAGAAGAATGGATGAAAGTTGGTGCATGGGTATATGATCACTTTGATGAAATGTCTGGTGTATCGTTCCTACCACATGATGGTGGATCTTATCGTCAGGCTCCATACGAGGAAATCACCAAAGACCTCTATGAAGCAATGCTACCTTCAATTCCTAAATCACTTGATTGGGATACATTGGTTGAAATGGATGACAATGTTGAAGGTGTCCAAACTCTAGCATGTACCGCTGGCGGATGCGAAATCTAATCGTCGCATTACTCATTATGGGAGGGATCAACTTGGCTGCTGCGGATCCAACCGCAGACAGAAGCCCTCCCATCCTTCCTAATCCTGTCATGACCCCTGGCGATACCTTGCCAGCGGGGCTTGACAAAATCTGCTCCGTAGGCTATACTAAGACAGTTAGACATGTTTCCCAGTCTAAAAAGGATCATGTCTATGAGTTATACGGTATAACAAGGATTTCCGGACAGTTTGAAGTCGACCATCTAATCAGTTTAGAACTAGGCGGATCAAACTCTATGCGGAATCTCTGGCCTCAAGCATACTTTACGGAAACATGGAATGCTAGAGTTAAGGACGTATTAGAACATCACTTGAATAGAATGGTATGTGACGGTAAAATCTCGTTAGAGGAAGCACAGAAAGCAATCGCTACAGATTGGATCGCCGCATATTGTAAGTATGATAATAAACTACCAGCGTCGTGTGCTACATATATGGAGAAAGTGAAATGAAGAAACTACTTATTGCAGCAATGCTAATCGCAACACCAGCCGCAGCAGAAACCAATATCACTATTAGCAAGTCGCACCAGATGATGCAGGTTGATAGTGATTATGGCTCGTATCAGTGGCGAGTCTCAACCGCCCGCAAAGGTTATTATACTCCCACTGGTACTTTCCATCCTTATTCCCTTCAACTAATGCACTATTCAAAGAAGTATGACAATGCGCCAATGCCTCATTCTATTTTCTTTAGTGGCGGTTACGCTATTCATGCAACACCTCATGTCGGTGCCCTTGGACGACCTGCTTCTCATGGATGTGTTAGGCTTAGTCCTACTAATGCCAGAACGCTATATGAGATTGTAAAGCACGACCCCAACACAACTATTAGGATTGTCCCATGATAATCATCGACAATGTTATCACCAAAGAAAGGTGTCAGGAGTATATTGCCCGTATTGCAGAATATTACCAACAACAGGTAGATGATGGTGCTGACCCATATAGTTTTGATCAGGCCCGTCTGAAGATCATTAATGATGATCCTATTACGGAAGAAGTTCATAAACTATTTGAATCAAAAATCAAGATCAAACTAAATCATCGTTCAACACAGTTACAAATATGGCCGGTACATTCGTTCTCAATGCGACATGTGCATGACAGTCCAGAAGCCGGAGACTGGAACTATACTGGTATGTTGTATCTAAATGATGACTTTGAGAGTGGAATATTCTACACAGATGATATTCAAATCAAACCTGTTCCTGGAAGATTGACACTATTCAATGGTAGAGAAGTTTATCACGGTGTTAGTACCATATTGGATAAGCCTAGATATTGTATAATCTTTTGGTGGAACGTAGAAGGGGAAGGAATATGAATCTATTTCAATTAGGCAAATTCACTTCACATGCTGGTAATGAACTCGATTGGAAGATTGAGTGTGATGCTTTAACAGACGATGACTGGGAATGTCTTGCTAAGATGATTAGCGAAAAGACCCAGTTTGGTAAAGTCTATGGTATCCCACGTGGTGGTACCAAACTTGCTAATGCACTAGAAAAGTATGCAGACCCCAAGAACCCTATTCGCTTGGTTGTCGATGATGTGTGGACAACTGGCACCAGCATGAATGAAGTAATGCAGAAGGGTGACATGGGATTCGTAGTATTTGCTCGGCAACGTATTCAGTTTGATTCAAACAAGTATGTTCGAGCATTGTTCACCATGGAAGTTTTATGAATGAACTGGATGAAATTTTACTTGAACAACTACATGTTGCTAGACATCTAGCAAAGAAAATGAGGAAAGCGAGAAAGGTGATGGGTCCTGATCCTTACTTGCTTTCCTGTCAAGAACAGAATGAAAAGAGAATACAATATTTTGAGTATATGATTAATGACAAAACGTTATTACACAAGAAGCATAAACGAAAGAAGCAACAAAACCCAGACATACTGGCAAGGAGTACCTCCTACGAGTGGTACAGAAATTTTATGGTAATGTCCAATATCGGATACAAGATGATGATTGATTCGTTCCAGGCCTATATGTCCTATTTCAAAAAGGATAAAGAGTAATGACAGGAGAACGAGCCGCAATATTTGGACAGTTTATCGAACAGTTGGTAGAAAGCGATGTAGCCGTTTCTGATAGGGAACAAGTCTACAAAGTTTTACTAGAAATCTTAGAAGATTTTGAAATCAAAGGTATGGATGGTTATCTAGATATCGATCCTGCCTTTGATGAAGTTTGGAACGAAAAGTACCCACCTGAAATTGAAGAATACGAAGAATAACTATATAGGTCTATGTGGACCTATCAAAACGAACCTCTTACAGAAATCCCAGAAGGCTATCAGGCTTTCGTATATCTTATCACCTGTGTTCCTACAGGAAGAAAGTATATCGGTAAAAAACTATTCAAGTTTACTCGCACCACCAAGAAGAAGGGGAAGCGAGTAAAGAAACAGGTCGATTCAGATTGGCTAGATTACTATGGCAGCAATAAAGAACTTCTACAACACGTGGAAATCTTCGGTAAGGAGAAATTCACACGAGAAATCATCCGTCTATGTAAGAGCAAAGGCGAAGCGTCGTATTATGAGGCTAAGGAACAATTCGACAGGGATGCTCTAATCTCTGAGCAATACTATAACGAATGGATTATGGTGAGAGTTAGAAAGTCTCATGTAAAGAAGTGAGGGAAGAATGATTACAGTATATTCAAAAGATGCCTGTGTGTTTTGCGACAAGGCAATCACACTACTAAAACTAAAGGCAAAGGATCACATTGTCTATAAGTTGGGCAAGGACTTTGACCGGGATACAATCCTGGAAATGTTCCCGCAGGCTCGGACTTTTCCGATAATAACTATTGACAAAGCCTTCATCGGGGGCTATAATGAGTTAGAAAAGTTGCTCAATGAGGGAAAGAAAGATGATTGATAAGTATGCTCTGAAGGAAGACCTCAAGAATGGGGTCGTTACTGTTGTGTTTGAAAAGACTGACGGAACGGAACGCACGATGAGAGCGACCCTTTCTGATCTATATGTTCCGCAGGTTGAACCTGCTATGTTATCCGAGTATGATGGACAAGTTCCTAAAAATGCTCGGCAGTTGAATGATAACGTCCAGGCGGTATGGGATATCGATGCTGGTGGATGGCGTTCATTCCGTATTGATTCTGTGAAACAACTATTGAAGGAGTAGAATATGCCGTGGCCACACAAGAATAGACCTCGCAAGGGTCGTCGTAAAGTCGGTTCTAACAAGCGCAAGATGCGTCGTACCAAAGGAAAGAAGAAGTAATGTCTACAGATTTTCCATCAAAGGTTTCCAAAATGAAAGACATGAAGATCATCAGCGTCACCACAACGTCAGACGCAATCAACTTTATGGATGCATTAGCCCTGTTGTTTATCGGTCTGCATCTAACCGGTCACCTAGAAAACTGGACATGGGTAGAGATTCTATCTCCTCTATGGGGTCCATTTATGTTGAAGTGGTTGATCAGTCTCATTACAGCAACTTTCTTCGATGATGTAAATGAGGAGGACGAGTAATGTCCGCAGATAATGGCATCTATGTTCTACTAACAGAAAGCCCTAAGGGTCCTGAATATCGTGTAGCATACGCTCAAGCCATCGACTCCATCTATGGTAAGTTTAATGAAGAAACTTTCAAATGGGATGGTGACCTTGAGGCAATTCGTGATATCTTTCAGAACGCAGAAGTCTATCATACTTTGAATGAGGCACTTGATCATGCAGAAGAACTGGAACAGAACTATAATTACCTAGAAGATGGTATCTGCGTCATCAACGAGTTTAAGGATCATGGAAAAATCTTCGGATGATTATCGAAAAGTGTAACGCTGCACCCAAACTACTCCTCGAAAAGGCTAGAAAGATCATTGAGAGTGAAAATTTCTCATGGTTTTATCAGAACAATACAGCCTATTCAAATAGTATGCCTCAGTTTGATGAACTACACAATGGTAGTTTCAGTCATATTGCTGTTATGGATGAGAGAAAGAATAGTATAAGTGCTGATTGTCTAGAGGACATTCTTCTAACCATTCTCGATCCTATGGGTAAGGAGTTAAACAAATTACATAGAATTAGAATTGCACTGATACCTATCGGTCAATCTAATTTTGTGAACCATCCTCATGTCGATGTACCATACAATCATACAGTAGGATTGCTATATCTAAATGACAGTGACGGTGACACCATCATATACAATGAAAGGTTTAATCCTTACGGTACATTAGATGTAGCATCTTACTATGAGGATACTTTAAATCGACAAGTGACAGAACTAAAACGAATAACACCAGAAGAAAACAAATTTGTGATGTTTGACGGTACCCACTTTCATTCATCATCGACGCCTGCTAAAACTAAAAAACGCCTAACTGTAAACTTTGTATTTGAAGCACATGACAGATAAGGAGAAAAAAGTGAGAAAGTCGGCAGCGGTTAAAAGACCTAAGTTCGCAGACGAAAAGTATCTCGGTCCTGAACCCACTGTGACTGAGGAATCTACACAATCAGACCTAGCCAGGGCATACAACTGGTTCAACTACTTCTATTCAAGTGATGACGCAAAGTCATTCACTATCTCCTACCTAAAGTCTATTAAGTATGATAAGAGCGTTATTCAAAAACTGGCTTCCGTCAAGGCCTTCGAACTCCACAACATCGGATGGAACTGTAGACTATTGGCTTCCGGTTCCATCTTACCCGATGATGTTTGGGAAAAGATTGAAGCAAAGATTGGAGAACTCACGAAAGATGTTGTGGAAACGGCCGAAGATGAAACGGAACAGCCGATTCAAAAAGTTGTTTCTATCCAAGATCGTATCAATAACAAAGCGTCGGACCTAATCGGTGAACTGGAAGAACAGTTAGACGTTTTCTTCCAAGAAGGAGTAATTCAGTTTGACGTTAAGAAGTGGTCCCTTGAGAAGGGAATTAAACCGCAAATTGCGAAGAGGATTGCAGAACACTTCCGTCCTCAATACGATGAAATCACCGAAGCCCAAACAAGTAAAGACCCCGAACTTGTGGAAGCGTATAAAGGATGGCGTAAGCCGGTTCTTAAAATCATGGGGCTTTTCATAAAGCGTATCATTGACCACATGGTTGAACTTGACTCTGCTGGTCAGGCTGTCCGCAAGCCACGCAAGAAGAAGGTTAAGCCTGCCCATGTTCTAGTGGCTAAGATGAATTACTGTGCATCCTCTGATACACTCACCAGCGTAGACCCGAAAGGAATCATCGGTGCTGAACAACTTTGGACTTTCAATGTTAAAACTCGTAATCTTTCTGTGTATAATGCCGTGGGTCATTCTGGCCTTTCGGTCAGAGGGACTACGATTACAGGATTTGACGAAGCAACTTCGGTTACAAAGAAACTCCGTAAGCCAGAAGCAGTAATCAAGCCACTACTAGAAGGTGGTAAGATTTATCTACGTAAGGTCATGGAGAATATCACAACCACAGAACAGAAGGCAACTGGTCGTATCAATGCAGATACAATCCTTTTGAGAGTAATACGATGAGTACCACACATGCTATGATTTGGGTTGCGATTTACATGGGCATTATAGTCGGTGTCCTGGCAGTGTTCATTGTGCTGGCTGCCACATACTACGACTTAAAGAACAAGGATGAGAAATGACCGAGAAAGTAATCGAGTTCCCAAAACACAAGGTCGTCAGGGATGTCCCTGGCGAGGTGATTGAGGAGCGAAACCGTCGAGCAGAACAGAAAGCCGCTGATGCCATTGTTGACGAGGTTGTTGGTGTCCTCATAACAGAACTAGATAACTATTATGTGGAAGTTACCGATAAGCAATTCTCTAAAG